GATTAAAGAAAAACAATCTATGATTAAAGAAAAACAATCTATGATTAAACAAAATATACCTAAATGTTTACAAATAACAAAAAAAGGAGTTCAATGTTCTTTTAAAGCTATAAAAGATGGATTTTGTAAAAAACACGAGTTAAAATAGTTAAAATATTTATTATTTAAATATTATTAAATAATAAATAAATGTTAGCTGAAAAATTAGATACAAAAGAAGAATTAATTCAGAAAATTAAAGAATGGTTAAAAATTGATAATGATATTATTCGTTTAAATAAAGACTTGAAAGAATTGAAGAAAAAACAAAAATTATTGACTAATACATTAGTTAATGTAATGAAAACCAATCAATTAGAATGTGTTGATATTAATGGTGGAAAAATATTATATAAAAAAAGCATATCTAAAAAACCAATCAACTCAAAAATGTTGTTGAATACATTAAAAACATTTTTCTCTACTAATCCTTCAACGGCTGACGAAGTAACCGAATATATATTAAATAATAGAGAAATTATAATAAAAGAAACTATAAAAAGAAAAATAGATAAATAAATTAAAGTTTAAATAAAAAATACTTTTTTTATTAATGATTGAAGAAGATATAAATAAAAATGTAAATGATTTATTTTATTCTTTGGAAATTCCAAAGAAGATATCTTATAATTACCCAGGTTTAGAATATTTAAATGATGAATTTCCAACTTTGTTAAATGAAAATGACATTATTCATATATGTGCATATAATGTAAATGTTTTAAATAAATATCCATTTTTACAATATTTTTTATACAAACCTCATAATGAAACATCTTTTTCTTTTCCTTCATTTTTTTATAAAAATGAAATGGATTTATTAACAAAATCTATGTCTGTTATTAATGCTATGTGTTTTTCTTATTATAAGGATACTATTTTTAATTATAAAGGATATATCAAAGAAGATAATTGTGTATATTTATTTTTTGATTGTAGTCATATGAAAATTGATACTTTAAAAATGACTGAATATAATGATTTATGGTTAGTAATTATTGATGAAATTATTAATTATAAAAGTGTATGTGGTTCTCCTATTGATGAAATTGTTGTTGAATTATTTTATACTTACGAAAAGTTTACTTATCTTACAGATGATGACGATAATCATCATCAAATGCCTATTATCGGTTATTCAACATGTGATTTTAAAAAAATTGATTTTGTAGCTACTTTTGGCATTCAATTAAAAAATGATTTTTTAGGAAATTATTATTATTTTAATGTATATGAAGATGTAGTAAATAATGTTACAAAGTGTGGAATTATTCGCTGTGTTATTTTTACAGATAACATGAAAATTATATATGATGATATTGATTCTAATGAAATAACTGAATGGAATGACAGTTTGTCTCTACTTTTTGATAGTGTATATTATACTAACCCTTCTTTAAAAAATAATATTTGGGCGGTTAAAAATGATAATCAATATTTAGTACTTTCGGTTCATATAATGTATATATAATATATATGAAAGCTAACGCATTTACCAGACGTCGAAATCTTAATAATCCAACATTTTCACCATTTTCATTTTTTACAAGGACAGGGACAGGGACAGGACAGGCACCTGCACCGGCACAGGCAGCAGCACCAGCACCAGCACCAGGACAGGCACCTGCACCGGCACAGGCAGCAGCACCAGCACCAGCACCAGGACAGGCACAGGCACTTGGGAGCCAATCAATACAAAAAATACAAGATGCATTCAAAATAGCAACAGATGCGGCAAAAGCAATTCAAACCGGTTTTGATGATATTTACCAAAACACCAGTCAGAATGATGTAAAAGATGGTGTAGTACTTTTTTTACAAGTTGTAGAAAGTACTGCCACTTTGATACCTATATTTGGACCCGTAGTCGTATTAGGAGCACAAATCATAGAATTAAAATCTATAAGAAATGAGGTGAAAGAAACATTACTAACTTTTATTGAGGAAATAGATTCATACGCAAACAAAATTGAAGATATTTTTAAAATATTGACGACCTTTTTTGTGAGTAAAATTCCAAAACTTAATTTTTTTCAACCTATGATTGATTCTAATGGTAATAAAATCCCCTCTCCCGATTATGAAAATTTAGATAAAAGTGTCAAAGCCATACAGGATTTAAATACAAAAATTACAACATCTATAGTTAAAAGTAAAAAATATTTAGATAAACTAATAGTAACAGATAAATCAGCCGTCTCCAATATGAAAGTACGTTCTTGGTTTACATCAACAACAACAATATCTTCTCGTGTCAATACGCTTCGTATTTCAATTATTAATAATATAATATTATTTTTATTTGAAATAGATTTAGTATTTTTTACAGCTCTGGATGGTATTATGGAAGAGATGAAAGCAAACATAAGTTCCATAAATGCATCCATAGATTCCACGAAGGCAACCATAGGTTCTGTGGCACTGAGTAAAGATGTTATAGAACAACTAACACAACAACTCAACAATCTTGTTGAACAAGTAAAAAAAGATGGACAAAGAATACAAATACTTGAAACATCATCTCTTAAAAAGGCAGAACAAACAGTAAATGATGATGATGATGATGATGATGCTGAGGATTTTGATATCATTCCAGACGAAATCAATCCAGAAATAAACGGTCAAGAAACAAAGTTAGGAGGTTATAAGTTTAAATCAAAAAAAATAAAAAGAAAAACAAAAAATAACAGAAAAACAAAAAATAACAGAAAAACAAAAAAATATATTTAATTTAGTAGTATATATGAAATTATCAAAAATTAGTTATATAATAATAGCATTTGTATTTTTTTTAATACTATATTATTCATTACAAACTATAATGAATTATTATTATGAAGATGGATTGGTATACTTAAAAATATACGGAACGTATTATATTTTCTTTTTTATATTGCTGTTAATAGTGGTTTCGTTTAATTATTATATAAATATTTTAGTTGAATCTACAAACACGGATACCCACTTGTGTAATATATCCGTGGGATAATTATATAAGTTATTTACATGATATAAATATGATATTTATATCATGGGAGTGTCAAAAACGGTTACCGTATTAATTATATTATTTTGTTATGTAATTGTATATATTTCATTAAAAATAATTGTAAATTATTTTAATCCAAATTACTTAATATATTTAAATATGTATTCAATATATTATATATGTTTCATTATAACTTTATTATTGGCGTTATCTTTTAATTATTATATTAATGAAGATAATATAAACACAATTATACCTGCGGTATCAACCGCACTTACAATAATACAACAAGCTCCAGATACACCATCTTCACCACCACAATCATCATCACCAGATACATCATCATCAGATACATCATCATCATCACCAGATACATTATCAACATCACTTGTTCCATCATCACTAGATACATCATCATCAGATACATCATCATCATCACCAGATACATTATCAACATCACTTGTTCCATCATCACTAGATACATCATCATCAGATACATCATCATCGTCACTAGTTCCATCATCATCATCACTAGATACATCATCATCACTTGTTCCATCATCACTAGATACATCATCATCAGATACATCATCATCGTCACTAGTTCCATCATCATCATCACTAGATACATCATCATCACTTGTTCCATCATCACCAGATACATCATCACTTGTTCCATCATCACCAAAACCATCATCAGCATCATTGTGGTCATCGTCATCATCCTCATCATCACCACCACCACCATCATCATTGTGGTCATCGTCATCATCATCACCATCAGCACCTAAACCACCATCATCATCATTGTCGTCATCGTCATCATCATCACCATCACCACCACCACCACCACCATCATCAGCACCTAAACCACCATCATCATCATCATCATCATCACCAAAACCATCATCATCATCATCATCATCATCATCATCACCACCAAAACCATCATCATCAAAACCATTATCATCATTATTAGTATCGTTATTCTCATTATTAACATCATCATAATCATCATTTTAATCATCAGTATCATCAGAACCATCATCATCATCAGAACTATCATCATCAGAACTACATGATAATTTATGATAAGTGAAAACCTAATCTCTAAACTTATTTCATTATAATCTAAAAATTGAAAATAAAGTTATATTATTAGATGTAATATAAAGAAATGGAAAGAAAGATTAACAAAAAAATAGAGAATTATTTGTCAAAGTTTAAGGATTCAATTCGTGATAAAATAACAGATTTAAACAATGAAGAAAACCATTATGAAGGGTTGTTACAATTTATTTATGAATATGAAAGACTTACTATTGATAAAGAAGATTTAGCTAATCGTAAAAGAATAAAAAATGTGGTTCCTTATTGTGATAGATGTAGTTCAAAAAGAGCAAATAATGAACAATGTACCCGAAGAAAAAAAGATGGATATGATTATTGTGGAACTCATATTAAAGGAACGCCTCATGGAACAATGAATGCGAATGGTGATATTGAAGTTATTTCAACACAAAAAGTAGAAGTATGGGCACAAGATATTAAAGGTATTATTTATTATCTAGATAAAAATATGAATGTTTATCAAACAGAAGACATAGTTTCTAATAAACATAATCCAAAAATTATTGCTAAATATATCAAGACAGGTGATATATATCACATTCCAGAATTTAATATTTAATTATTAAAATTATATCATTCAAACAATTAATAAAATTATTTTTATTTGTATAAAGTGGAATGTTCATTATAATTAGTAATATTATAATGAAATATAACTATCTGCCGGTCCAAATTTTTATTAAAGGAACATTTATTCTTTTTTTGTCAGTTCTATCTCTATAAAAATCATCGTATGAATATCCCCATTTCATATATTTTGAAATAGAACCAAGTAGAGAAAATATTTTATTATTTACTATTTCGGGACAATTTAAGCAAATAATAATTCCAAATATTCTTTCCAAACAACATCGGTCAGCTCTATTGTTTACAACATGTAATAAAGAAAATAAATTGTATTTTTTATTTATATAAGCTAAAAAGTTATAAGAAATATAACTTTGACATCCAAAACAACCAATCCAATCATCTTGGGTCCATTTTAATACAAAATTATCTAATTCATATAATTTATCTATTATATTTTTGTTATTTTGTAAAACATTTACAAGTCTATATGAATTAACTACGTTTTCTTTTTTTTCGTTTTCAAAATGCCATAAAGGTAATACAGGTAAATGTATATTTTCAAATTTTATTTTTTTTTGGAAGAAGACGCTATCGTGTATAATTACTGCTTTTTTAAAAAAATGATATTTATAAAAATAATAATAAGGTAATAATTCTCCTCTTCCTGGAAATTCTGATTGAATGTAAGTTACATTTTGATAGTTATTAAATTCTTTTAAAAACTCTTTTTTACTATTATCATCAATAACAACTATTTTATATTTGTCTGAAGGATAATATCTTCTTATAGATTGAATACAAAAATTCCAATATTTATTCGTTTTTATTGAATTTACGTGACGTGTAATAATGAACCCATAATCCATTATATATATATATACACTTTTCTATGTAAAATTAAAAAACTTGTAAACAATCAATATTCATAATATTTATTTTTTCTGTTTTTGGTATTTTCTTTCCTTCTATAAAAAATTTATTAAACTGAGGTCTATTTAATTGTGTTTGTGGAGTATGTTTATGGACCGATCGAGCAATCATTTTGTATAATTTAAAATCCTCATATCGTTCGTCTCCGTTTTTTTTATAGAGAACATTTAATCCATTATCATCTCTACACCATTCATCAATCAATTTCACAATAGGAGAACACTCATTAATATCATCTAAATCTTCCATGTCATCTACTACATAATCAAAAATAGAACATGCTAAACGACATAAATCAAAACTATAATTGGGTTCTATTCTTGGTTTCGTATCATTGAAAAAAGGATCGCAATTATATTGTGTAGCAGCGTCTTCTCCTTTTTTAAAACTATCACTAAATAGTAATTTATTATTAATTTTATAAATACTTCTTCCAAAATCTATAATTTTAAAAATTCTTCCATAAGTAGGAACCTTGTAATGTTTTTTATTATAACAATAATACAAATGCTTTTTTTCTGTATGAATATACATTATATTATTTGTATGTAAATCATTATGTGTAAATGAAAAACATTTTTGATATGTAATCAATATCATTATTACTTGCATTAATGTAGAGAACCATTCATCCATAGTTTGAATTTGTTTTCGTAAAATTAAATTATCTAATGTATCAATACATTTTTCCATACAAATCATATTTACAGGAAATTTTGGAATAGTAGCATATATGTGTTGTTCATTTTCTACATCTTGGTCTTCAAAATCGTCTTCAAAATCGTCTTCAAAATCGTCTTCAAAATCATCTTCAAAATCATCTTCATCATCTTGTTCTAAATCACTATAAGAAACTCTAGAAGAACATGATGACCCACTCTTTAAAGAAATAACGGATGATTTATCAAACTCAATATCTACTTTCTCTAGTTCAGAAGAAGTATTTTCAAATTGTTCAGAAGATGTAAATATATCTTCAAATATTTCTTCGTTAATAGACGAAATAGAAATATTAGATTTTTTACTATTGTTAATAGTGATAGGAGGTAATACTGGTGATTCTATTTCTAAATCATCATCAATACCAAAAATTTGTTTGTTTTTATTGAAAAAGTCATATTTTATTAAATAATCTAAATCATCTTCAATTGTTACTTTAAAATTATTTTTAATTCCAACAAAACTTCCAAAAAAATCTATTCCATGAACAAAATTATATTCATTTAATAATTTACTTGAAATAAAAGAAAATAATCCATCTACATAGGCTGAATTATTAATGTCATTAATTTTATTATAAATGTGATTATTCTCTACTTGTATAATAGTTGGAAGTGAAAAATCGCTTAATTCGTTGTATTTACCGATCATATATTTAAAAGGGTCCAATATAGGAGCAAATTTAATAAAGATAGGCGTTTTCACTATTTCTTCGTTCTGTTTAATAAAAAAATCCAATTCGTGTTGAGAATGATGTATATCATAAATATATTTGGAATGATTTAAGTTAATGGTATTAAAATTATTTTCATTTAATTCAAAAAAATTTTTGTAAATAGGAATATAATTTTGTATTTCTTCAAAATGAAAAATATCTGAATTTTTACATTTATCAAATAAAATAGAATTCTTTCTTTTTTCGTAATTTAATTGTAATAAATTCATTTTAGCTAAATAGTATATTATTAATATTTTGTTTAAACTTAATTTTTGCGTAATATAATTATAAAATATAAATTTATAATTTATAATGACATTGGAGCTTAAAAAATTTGATATGAAAAATATAAGTTTTAAACCGAATGAAATGAAAGCACCTGTCTGCGTTTTAATAGGTAGAAGAGGAACAGGAAAAAGTGTATTAGTTCGTGATGTTCTCTACTATCATCAAGATATTCCAATTGGCGTGGTTGTTGCTGGAACAGAAGAAGGAAATGGATATTATGGAAAAATGGTACCAAAATTATTTATTCATAATGAATATAATACAACTATTATAGAGAATATATTAAAAAGACAAAAATCAGTATTAAAACAAATTAAACGAGAAATAGAAACATTTAAAAAAACAAATATAGATCCAAGGTCATTTGTTATATTAGATGATTGTTTATATGATGGTGCGTGGACGAGAGATAAAATGATGAGGTTATTATTTATGAACGGAAGACATTGGAGAATTATGTTAATTATTACTATGCAATATCCATTAGGTATTCCACCTTCTTTAAGAACCAATATTGATTATGTATTTATTTTAAGAGAACCATATATATCCAATCGGAAACGTATTTATGAAAATTATGCGGGAATGTTTCCAACATTTGAATCATTTTGTCAAGTAATGGATCAATGCACTGAAAATTATGAATGCTTAGTTATTAATAATAGTGCTCAATCAAACAAGTTATCAGAACAAGTATTTTGGTATAAAGCAGACATTCATAATGATTTTAAGTTGGGAAGTAAAGAATTTTGGGAATTGAGTAAAGATATGAACTCAGATGATGAAGATGAAAAATATGATCCAAATAATACAAAAAAAAGAGGACAAGGGCAAAGAATTAATGTGAAAAAAACGAAATGGTAATATTATATTTTTTGATATAATTTATTTAAATATGGATTATTCATAAATGTTTGAGGTTTAATTCCATTTGTCTCATATCCACATAATAAATTCTCTTCTTTAAATTGAGGAATGATTTGTTTGATTACATTATAAAAATTAAATCTTGATAAAAATCCTAATCCAAGTAACTTTATAATATTCATATTTTTTGCTGCCATTGGATTATTGGTTAGTACATAAATTTCTACTTTTTGTTTATGTAAAAAATCAAACATGGTTTTCAACCATAAAAATCGTTGTTCTGAACCACAATAATAAACAGCAATATCTCTATAATTAATTCCCATTTTATGAAATTTTAATGTTTCAATAGGATTACCAGGTAATACTATACCTTCAGCAACAGATATTGTGCCATCCCAATCAAATAAAGCAACTTTGGTTTGAATAGTAGAGAAAGACCAATTTAATAAATCTTCAGCATTATATAAAGAAAATCCCATATTGATAGATTTTTCATTATTTCTAAAATATGATAAATATTTGGCAAAATTATTATTTGGATATTTTTTTAAAAATTCTTTAGTAAAATCTTTTGGTTTAGAATGTTTTAGAATTTCTTTATTTGGTCTATCAGGAATATAAATAGTATCTACATTATTCAACATTGTTTTAAATTGTTGAATAATATCTGGTTGATTATCGTAAAATCGTATGGATATATTTTTATATTTTACAGCCATAAAATATAAAATATTAAATATTCATTAGTTTTTATTTGCAAAAGGACCACTTTGTAATAAACTTTGTCCGTAATCAGATTTACCAACAACAATATTATCTCCTTCAAATAATTCAGCCCTAATATCAGATGAAGTAATTTCATTTTCATTTCCTTCGTGAATGCCTAATAATGATTTCTCTTGTGTATTTAAATTATTAATACCAATTAAATTTCCATCCTTATCTATACTTTGTGTAAGCGTAGAACCAGATTTTTTTGCTTTCTCTATATTTTCTTCAATAGCCTTTTTCTTTGTTTCTTTCACTCTTTGTTCAAAAGCATTTTTAGCAAAAGCTTCATTCTTTGTTTTTTCATGCATCAATTGATTTAATTCATCTTCCATATATTCAACTCTTCCTGTCTTGTATGCCTCTGGTTCCCACGGCATCCATAATCCAACAGGACCTACATAGACATCATGATTTGGATCAATTTCTCTCAACATTTTACATCTCAATTCTGCTTCTTCTAGAGAAGGATATACACCTCTAACCTTAAGACCTCTTGTTGAAGTTTGAAAATTATGACAAGAATTAAAAGAAGTTTCTAATCTTTCTTCATTTTGGTCAATAAATGTTTTATATTCATCTTCAATATTAGACTGAACTAATAGTTCTCTTTCTTCTTTCACAAATTCATTAAAATCATTTGTTAATTCATCAAAATTCATTTTGTATTTATAAGAAATAAAGTTTATAAATTGTAGAGACTTTTCCATTGATTTATTGAAATCCCACGTTTTTAAAAACTCTTGAAAATAATATAATTCTTTATTTTTTATTATTTTTTCAGGAGAAACAAAAGAAACACATACAAATTTTTGTCCAGCAATTGGTTTATCTTCTTCAAGTAAATCAGCATAAACTTGTGTTTTTTTAGTATTATTTTTTCTGGAAGTCATTATATTAGTATTTTATATTATTTAAGTATTTATTAATTAATAATATTTTATAATATTTTCTAATAAAATATTATAATGTTTGATATTTCAGAAATTATAAAAAGAATTATCAAGTATTTGGTTGAAGGTTTAATGGTTGCTATTGCTGCTTATGCAATCCCCCAGCGTTCTTTAAACATGGAAGAAATTACATTAATTGCTTTGACAGCCGCGGCAACCTTTAGTATATTGGATTGTTATGTGCCAAGTATTGGTGTTTCTACTAGAACAGGGGCTGGATTTGGTATAGGTGCAAATATGGTTGGATTCCCTGGAGGTTTAGGAATATAAATACATAATATAATTATTATACTATAATTATATTATTTTTTATTAATGGTGTTAATCATACTCATATTTATAAATATAAAAAAATTGATTTGATATATAAAATAATATAAAGAGCATCTTATAAACAACTCAACTACTATCAACTATGGATTTGAATCAACGAAAACTCAATAAATCTGAATGGGAATCTATTGAAGTTCCTGTTACCGATGATGAAAAATGTATTCTTACACTTATTTGCAAAGGTTATCACGATGTAAATATTAAATATAATAAACATATATCTCTCTTTGGTTATCTAAAGGTTGAATTTTCTCTACTTATGGAAGATTATTTATATTATAACTACTTTCTAGCAAAAATAAATGAAATCAATACATATACTGAATATATTCACGATATAAAATCAAACCCTAAAATTAAAAAAGCGGATTTAATACGCATTCAAAGAAATAATGTAGAGAAAATAATAAATAATGTTGATATTTATGAATATTTACTTCTTGAAATTATTTCTAATCTATTATTAAATCAAACTACTAATAATTGGTATATTCACTATTTTACACTATATAAATTAAAATTAATGTCAATACAAATGTTAAATAGACACGTAATGAATTATGTTGATTTTATTTTGAAACAGTTAGAACCTAAAATCAATATGATTGAATTAATTAAAAATTCTGTTGAATTTATAGAGAAAAATAAGTTATTATTAAAATATGCTGATTTGACATTATACGAACATCAACGAGAATTATTTACAGCATGTAAAAATACATATCCTAAATTAATTTTATATATTGCTCCAACCGGTACAGGAAAAACGCTTTCACCAATTGGTCTACTAGAAGGATTTAAAATAGATAGTATTACTAATGAAAAAATAAATCAACGAATTATATTTGTTTGTGCCGCAAGACACGTTGGATTAGCATTGGCTAAATCTTCTATTTCAATCGGTAAAAAAATAGCTTTTGCTTTTGGTTGTATGAGTGCTGCTGATATTCGTTTACACTATTTTGCAGCAAAAGATTTTACCAAAAATAAAAAAACCGGTGGAATCGGTAAAGTAGATAATTCTGTAGGAGATAAAGTTGAAATTATGATTTGTGATGTTAAATCTTATTTACCAGCTATGTATTATATGTTATCATTTAATAAAGCTAATAATATTATTACTTATTGGGACGAACCTACTATTACAATGGATTATGAAGAACACGAATTACATTCTATTATTAGAGAAAATTGGCAACAGAATTTAATTCCCAATATAGTATTATCCTCCGCAACTCTTCCAAAATTACACGAAATCACAAATACTATTGAATCTTTTCATACAAAATTTGAAGGTGCTACTATACATAATATTATTAGCTATGATAGTAAAAAATCCATACCTATCATCAATAAATATGGTTATGTCATCGTTCCTCATTCCATTACCAATAACCCAGAAAAAATGCTTCACATTATTGAAAATATAAAAGAAAATCTAACATTATTACGTTATTTAGACTTGAACGAAATTGTTAAATTTATTGATTATATATCTTCTAAATATGAAACTAATGTTTGTGATAAATTCTACAAAATTGAAGATATCACTATGTCTTCAATTAAGATATTTTATCTTGAATTATTAGAACAACTTATTACAACTAATCCTTCTTCTTGGGAGAAAATTTATTTACATTTAAATTTATTAAAAGAAAAAAGAATTCAATCTAATCCATATATTGACACAAATGGAAATCCTATTCGTAAATCATTTAGCTTCAATTCAATCATAAGTAAAGAAGAAAAACCTTTAACAAGAACTATGAGTATCTCTTCTATTGATGTGCCAAAAGAAGAACAAACTGGTATATATGTAACCACTAAAGACGCATTCACATTAACAGATGGACCAACTATATTCCTTACAAATGATGTAGAGAAAATCGCTAAATTTTATATACAACAATCTAATATCCCTTCTCTAGTTATGAAAGATATATTAAATAAAATATCTATAAATAACACTATTAATGACAAAATAACAGACCTAGAACAACAATTAGAATTGTTAACTGAAAAAAATAATCAATCTTCTACAAATGATGAAACTATAGACAAAAAATCAAAGAAAAAAGATAGTAAGGTTAAATTAGCATCTGATACAAATGCTGATGGCAAAAATATTTCTAGATTAGAAACTGAAATTGAGAGATATAAAAATATGATTCAATCAGTCCAATTGAACGAAACATTTGTTCCTAATAAAGTACTCCATATTAAAAAATGGTTTTCTAATAAAATTGTAAATACTTTTACAAGTGATATTGAAGAACACGTTATTATAGAAATTATGATGCTGAAAGATGTAGACGATAGTTGGAAAGTATTATTATTAATGGGTATTGGAGTGTTTACAAATCATCCAAGTATTACTTATACTGAAATTATAAAAAGATTAGCTTCTCAACAAAAATTATTTATGATTATTGCTTCAAGTGATTATATTTATGGAACAAATTATCAATTCTGTCATGGTTATTTATCAAAAGACTTGTCTATTACACAAGAAAAAATTATTCAAGCTTTTGGAAGAATTGGAAGAAATAATATTCAACAAGAATATACAATTCGTTTGAGAGATGACGCACAAGTAGAAAAATTATTTTACAAAGAAATAAATAAACCAGAAGTAATGAATATGGCAAAACTTTTTGTTTAGATATTATATGAAAAGACAACGGTGTAGAAATACATTTAGAAGATGTTTTAATAATAATTGTATTAAAATAAATAAAAATAAAAGTTATAATAAAAAAAGATGCAAAATAGGAACAAGAAAATGTGTGGATAGAAATTGTTACACATATAAAAAATTTTTTTCTTCTAAACGAAAACATAACAAAAAAAGTATTCGTAGTAGTCCTATTAGTCATAGACATATTCGGAGTCGGAGTCCTATTAGTTTTAGACATAGTCGGAGTCCTATTAGTTTTAGACATAGTCGTAGTCATAGCCGTAGCCGTAGTCGTAGCCCTAGTAGTCATAGATATAGTCCTATTAGTCATAGACATATTCGTAGCCGTAGTCGTAGCCCTAGTCATAGCCGTAGCCGTAGTCGTAGCCCTAGTAGTCATAGATATAGTCCTAGCAGTATAAATAGTTATAGACATAGTCGTAGTCGTAGTCGGAGTCGTAGTCGTAGCCGTAGCAATACACGTAAAATACATAAATCACCTTCTTATTATGAGAAAATACCTTCTTCTTATAAACCCCATTATAAATCACCACCATTAAAAATAGGTAAGGCTCATCATCAAATGGATTTTAATGAAAAAATACCTTCTTCTTATGAACCCCATTCATATAATCGTGAACCAATAAAAAAATTTATTTCTCCTAAACGAAAACTTCACAAAAAATCAGACTATGATTTAGATGATTTTAAAAAAAGTAATAGTAATAGTAGTATAAAAAAACGAAAATCACTCAAATATAAATTTGTAGGTAAGATAAATAAAGATAAAAGACAAACGCTTGATGATTGGTCTATGTCTGATAGTAGTGACTCGTTTTAAGAGTTTATTGTGATTTTAACTATTAATTAAATAATTAAAATTAATAATATTAAAAAATTGGCATATTCTAATGAATTATATTGATTTGATATGATTATATATTTGAATAGAAATGTAGTTCGTTAAACAACATATAATTTTTTATGATATGTATGTATGGATTTTAATATTAAAGAGCATATTTCAAATATACAAAATAATGGTTTTACTATTATTAAAAATAAAATAAATATAGATTTAATTGACAAAGTAGTTAGCGATTTTGATTACTGGTGTTCTTTAGAACAAAATAATTTTAAAAATTTTAATAAAGACCGAGTTACAAATTTTCATGTTTATTCTAAAAATACAAAAGATTTAGTAACTAATAATTATGTGAATGATATTTTAACATCATTATTTAATAAAGAACAAGTTATATACTCATCACTTACTTTTAGAGAAGGAACATCACAACATTATCATAGAGACACCCCGCATTTTTATACAAATCCAATTGATCAATATTATGGTATTTGGTATGCTTTGGAAGATATAGATGTTAATGCTGGACCATTAAAATATTATATTGGTAGTCATAAATTAGAATGTAATGACGGATACAAAATTTTTAATGACATTTTAAAAAATAATCCTGACTATAAGTTAAGTGCTAATGATTATACATGTATTTTGGATTATAATAATAGAATATTAGATTTATGTAAAGAACTAAATTTAACATGCATAGATGAAAAAAGTTATATAAATAAAATTAATAAAGGTGACATTATTATATGGCATCCAAAACTTTTACATGGTGGAAGTGATATTATAAACCCAACACTTACCCGATATAGTATGGTAACCCATAATGTTCCAATAAATACACAAGTTTTTAATGCTAATCATTTTTTTACTTCAACTCCAACAAATGAATATTTAAATAATAAATGTACATATAACTATATTAAACATAATAATATAAATATAGTCGATCATAATTGCGGTGCAAAAGTTCAAAAAGGGTATTTGTAATGTATATAGTTAGCATTATGAAATAACAACTTACATAAGCTACGTTTCTAAATAAAACAATTATATTATTCTTGGCGAAATTATAACATATTATTAATAATATATTAAATATATTATTAATAGTAGGCGTATTCTAATGAATTATATTGTTAATATAAATATACACAATAAACACATAAAATCGTCCAATCCGCTTAATTTGAATACGCTAACCCACCCATACCACTCATAATTCGCAATACATTATAGTTGGTAGCATAGACACGCACCTTAGCAGTCTTGGTTCCTTCAACAGTTGCGTTAGACAACACCAGCTGAAGAGTAGCGTTATCAATTCTTGAAAAGTTACATGTTCCTGAAGGCTGATGTTCCTCAGGGCGGAGGGCAAACGAGTAGACGTTAATTCCCTCATCGGGTGCACGAGTGTGGCATTGGAAAGGCTGGACCCAAGAGAAATAAGAACCTTCACGCTCTGAGAAACGGTCCTGTCCATTAAGTTGGAGCTTAGCAACCACAACAGGATTTTGTCCCCAACAGTGCATATCCAAAGAGGTTTCAGAAAGAACAAAAGTTCCTGCGTCAGACACGCTGGAATTAGCGTTGTTGTTCATTTGGTTTAAGGTGGCATTAGTATTAGCACCATATCCAGCTCCACGACTGACAGGTATTTGAGCACCAGTAATTCCATTGACATTACCAACACCGATTCCAGCCAAAGCAGCCTCAAGAGAAGCATTATTGTTTGCCAAATTAGGATTGATTGGGACGTTGGGACCTCCAAAATTAGGCTCGTTGTATGGGTCGTTAGGTCCGTTCCAGTATCCAGTAAAGTTAGAAGGTGTCCATGCGTCCTCAGCTCCAGCATCCTCAAATAATCCACGTGCATCAATATAGTTTCCAGATGAAACCTCGTTAGGTCCACCGAAAGCATGGATAGCGTTTGGTAAAGCATCAATTGCGTCAGTATAGTTAAAAGGTTGTGCACCCAAAACCTTAAACAACAAAGCATCACATAATAAAGATGAACAGTAATCCACGTTCTGGTCAGGTTGGACGACCCAAATCAACTCCTTCACAGGATGATTAAAATTCAACTTAATCTTGTTAGATGACGAACCCACACTTTCATCACCCGTAAATTGAAGCTGTGTAATTAAATACTCGTGGGGGTTTTGAGCGAAACGTCTTCGCTCATCCGTATCTAAGAAGACATAATCCACATAGAGAGAAGCAGCCACTAATGATTGATTGTAAGCAATTGTAGCAGCAACAGTTGCACCAATTGACAACTGGGTATTAGGATTTGAACCGTTGCTGTTGCATGATAAAGTAGTAACCGCCCACAAACACTCATCAATAGGTCGTAAATCAAGATTAATCTTGACTTCGTGGTATTGTAAGGCAATTAATGGAAGAGCTAATCCAGGGTTGTTATTGAACCAAAATTGGAAGGGAACATATAAAGTGGTTTCAGGCAAAGCATTACGAGGAGCACACACTTGTCGTGGAGCAATTGAATCACAAGGTCCATCAACATCAGAAAAGGATGGATCCGTAATAAAAGTCATTTGAGTAGTATTACCAACCATCTTAAAATAGGCTCGTTGTTGTTCTGAAGTCATGGTTAACTGATTCCAAATATGCATCCAATCACCATATTGACGGTCGATGCGTTGACCACCAATCTCAACCTCAACCTGAGCGATTATTTGCTCTCCTGGGTAATCAAGCCAACGAGCATAAACAGATTGATTACCAGAAGCAATAGAAGTTGAATTTCCCATATATTGATTGATTTCAGGAAGAGTAATTTGAAGATAAGTTCTGTATGCTAAATCACCATTACGACTAATCACACAAGTGACACGACGTCCAAAATCAGCTTGTCCATTAAAAGTTTGTTCAATTGACTCAATCGCAAAATTAGTATAACGACGATATGTCACTTTCCAAAAAGTAATTTGAGGATTTCCAGTAAGATATACATCTTGTGCTCCATAAGCAACTAATTGCATTAAACCACCACCCATAGTTTATATTATTGCTAAAGAAAATAATTCTCATTTTTAATTTAAAATAAATAATTCAATAGGATAATATTAATATATATTATTATTATTGTATTATTATTGGTTATGATGTTAATAATAATAATATATGTTATATATTACGATTTGGTAATAAAGTGTCCATGTTAAAATTTTTAACCATAAAAGAAGATAAAAAATCTTCTTTAAAATATTCTTTTTTTCTATCGTGTCCTTTTTTAAATATATATAAATCATCTTCTTTTTTTACAGACCAACCATTATTTACAGCATTATATATAAATAACATTTTTTGAAATGTTACATTTTCTATTGAAAAATTATTTCCATTTTCTAAAATAATATTCATATCCATTAATATTTTTATAATAACTATTTTATTGTTTTAACTTATTGTTTATATGAAGTAATATGAAATCAATTATATTATTTAAATTAATAATTAAATAATATAATAAATATAAATATATGCAATCCTTTAAACCAAAACCTATAAAAAAAATAAAAAATAATAAAAAAATACATTTTTCTCTTGATGTAAAACACAATGAATTCCTAAATACTTTTGAAAAAGATGATAATGATAAACTTCCACAAATGAAATTTGACCTTTTATCATTACAAGATAAATTGAATTCTTATGAAAATCAAACACTTTCTCTACAAATAGAACAAGTCATGGAAATTAAAGACAATATTATTGAATTAAAAAAAAATATTAATCTTTTACAAAAAAGAAAATTAGATTATTTTCTTGATAACTCTAAATACATTTTTGATTATTTTGAAAATAAAAAAAAAATATCTCAAGGCGAAATTACTAATAAAAATACTATGCTAAATACCTTTTTTAAAATTAATTCTTCTTCTGAAAAAATAGATTCAACTAATAATAATATTTTTTCTAAATATTTGAGAAATATAGATGATTCTTTCCTTAATATGGATGAATTCGTTCAACAAAGCGATATTTGTAATAATTGTTTTAAAGGCGAATTAATACCAATGGACGATGAAGGTGTATTAATATGTAATGTTTGTTTTCGTAATATTAAATATTTAATTGAAAATGATAAACCTTCTTATAAAGAACCTCCTAAAGAAGTTTGTTTCTATGCTTATAAAAAAATTAATCATTTTAAAGAAATTTTAGCACAATTTCAAGGTAAAGAAACTACATTAATTCACGAAGATGTTATTGATAATTTAAAAAATCAAATTAAAAAAGAAAGAATTAATATTCAATCTTTGACATATAATGATACCAAGCTATTATTAAAGAAATTAGGTTATAACAAATATTATGAACATATTAACTTTATTAAAGACAAATTAGGCATTAAACCCCCCATTATTTCACAAGAATTAGAAGATACTTTATGTAATTTTTTTATTGAAATTCAATATCCTTATGCTAAACATTGTCCTGATTACCGAGTTAACTTTCTTCATTATTATTATGTTTTATATAAATTGTTTGAATTAATTGGTGAAATATCATATTTAAAAGAGATTCCTTTACTAAAAGATAGAGAAAAATTAATAGAACAAGATACTATTTGGAGTAAAATTTGTTTTGAATTAAATTGGGAATTTATTCCTACTATTTAATAATTATGAAGTCAAGAATTTATATAACAGAATTCTAATAATATATTTGTATATTGTATGAGTTCATATAATTCTGATGATGATAGAGAATTAAGCAATAGTGAAAAAGTTTTAAAACTTCAAATGATTGCCGAGAATAGGAGAAACCAAATGAAGATACGTCTTGCCGAGGATAGGAGAAGAAACCAACAATTAGCTGAACTTCAACAGATTGCCGTGGATAGTAGAAACCAAATGAAGAAACGCCTTGCCGAGGATAAGAGAAACCAACAATTACAACAATTAGCTGAGATTGCCGTGGATAGTAGAAACCAAATGAAGAAACGCCTTGCCGAGGATAGGAGGAGAACCCAACAATTACCCGAACATCAACGGATAGACCAACCATTAGATGAACTTATAAGGATTGCCGAAGCAAGACAAGAAAAAATGCGTTCAAGAAACCGTAGAAGAAATTCGTTTCGTAGAAGAAAATCGTTTGAAGAATATAACGCAAATGTTCCTTTTTTAAGAAGAAGTAATTCAAGGGGTAATAGTGATGAACGAATTATTTATAACGAACCATTAGAAGTTATTAATGTTTCTCCAAGAAATGAAACAAACTTCCAACGTACATTGAGATTAACACTAGATAGAGAGCGTAATAATCCAACCGCACCGAGATTACAAACAAACAGTTCATATGTACCACCACGAAGTACTTATGGTACTCAATTTGCGGTTCAGGATAAGGATGCTATAAAAAGACACACGCAATATAAAAGAGATAGTGCTGCAAGAACAATTACAAAAATGATGAAAAACAAAACAAGGAAACGTAATAATAAATTGAAATAAATATAAATATTATAATATCACAACAAAGAAAATGGCACATATTATTTCAATTGAAGGAAATATTGGTTCAGGAAAAAGTACATTTCTTTCTTATTTAAGAAATAATTGTTCTTCAGATATAATCTTTGTAAAAGAACCAATTGATTATTGGGAACAGATAAAAGATAGAGAAACAAACGAAACTATGTTGCAAAAATTTTATAAAGACCAAAAATTGTATTCATTTTCATTTCAAATGATGGCTTTTATATCTCGTTTCTCTATATTAAGAGAAACAATAAGACAAAATCCTTCAGCAATTATAATTACTGAAAGATGTTTGTATACAGATAAATATGTATTTGCCAAAATGTTATTTGAAATGAAAAATATAGAAGATGTAAATTATCAAATATATAATAAATGGTTTGAAGAATTTGCTTGTGAAATTCCCATAAATAAAATAATTTATATAAAAGCTAATCCTGAAATTTCTTTTGAAAGAATTAAAAAAAGAAACAGAATAGGAGAAAGTAAAATTCAATTAGATTATTTAATCAATTGTCACAAATATCATGAAGATATGATTGATTTATTATCAACAACAACAGAAGTTATTTATATTGATGGAAATGTAGATATCACTGAAAATCCAACAATAATTCAAGAATGGAGAATTCAATGTAAAATATAATTACACAAAATCATGATTTATATATTGTTCATATCTATTATAGAAAACAATTTCACCATTATATACACACGTATTTAAATCATCCAATTCAAGTAAAAACTTGTATTTTTGATTATTTAATAAAATTATTTGTGATTTTTTTTGTCTAATAGGCAATTTTAGTATTTTACAAATACTCCATTTCCAATATGAATAATCTTCTCTATAATTATTATACAAATCTATATATTTATCAATACAATTTTTTAAATTGTAGTTATTTTTATTAGATAATATAAAATGAGGATTTATCCTATCAGAAGTAAAATCTGATGTATTTAAATTAGAAGATATACACGTAACAAAATCATCATTATCTTCTATATATTGTTTTAGAGGTACAATAGGATTAATATCGGCGTCCACATACAATCCACCATATTTATTTATAATACACACACGCCAAAAATCAGCCTTGATTGGACCATCTGGTATGAAATTAAATATATCTAAATGTAATTGTGAATATTCTTCTAATAAAAATTGTTGACATAAATTATCATCATACAATTTTATTTCATATTCTGGATTTAATTCTTTCCAT